ATTTCACCTATCCTAAACCCACCGTCGCGACTTCTCCCCTCGGCCGGTTGACGTGTTAGATTTACCATTGGCCCAATGGCGCGACTGTGTTGCTTATCACTCACCATGTGTTTGAGTCTCTGGTAAAATACGGGACCGATGAAGATATTTGTCTCCATTTGCNCTCCCGAAAGACCATCATACAAGACTTCGTTTCCGTAACTTTCGTAACCCAACTTTTGCAATTCATCCGCGATAGTCTTCACGTCTAAATTTCCGAAGCTGGTTCCGTCTCCAAACATGCCCAGTTCAAGTAGAACCTTTCCGAGCAGGGTTTCTTTCAACTGTCCGATAGTCATACGAGATGGAATCGCATGTGGATTAATGATAATATCCGGTCGAATACCGTCCTTCGTAAACGGCATATCGCATTCGGGAATGATATTTCCAACAGTTCCCTTCTGTCCATGTCTAGAGGAAACCTTGTCCCCCAACACTGGCTTTCTCAATGTGCGAATTCGAACTTTTGCAAAATTGTATCCGTCGCCGTTGCGACCAGTGTAATTCTTATCAATGTAAGTCTCTTCATTGGTGCGGAATGTTTTGCTCTGGTCTTCATACTTAATGATTTTTGTTGGGTCATTGCGATTTTCCTTAATGGGAACAATCTTCGCAATAATGACGTCGCGATTCTCGACCAATGTGTTTTCCGGAATAAATCCTTGCGGGTTCAATTTATCGTAATTACCGAACTTCACGCCCTTTGTCTTTGCGGGATTGGGTTTGCATCGAATAATCTCGTCTCGAATGATATTTTTATCTTCATCCTTTTCGGTGTGATAAATAGTGGTTGAAAACAGACCACGGTCAATCGATCCCTTGTTCACCAACACCGAGTCTTCCTGATTATACCCCGTATGCGACATGATCGCAACATGAATCTGTGTTCCGGATGGAATCGTATTCAACTTGATTAAATTCATCAAACGTGTATCGACCAACGGTCTTGATGGATATGTTAATACATAGGCCGTCTTGTCCATGCGTTTGTCGAAGTTAGTCGCATATACACCCATGGCTTGCTTCCCCATAGCGCATTGATAGGTGTTCCTTGGTGCTTGATTATGCTCTGGATAGGGAATACACGACGCTAAAACTCCGAATATCGTGCTGGAATGAATCTCGCAATGTGTATAATCCACATGCGCGCCCTGCAAATAATCATCCTTTAATTTCATTGCGATTACCGCGTAGTTTTGCTCTTCCGGGTCGATATATTCAATAACCGACTCGGGTATACGGCAATTGGTAAGCAAATCATTCCAGGACAATTCTTTAGATTCGATGCGGTTCAATATGTCTCGAGTGAGTAGTGCCTTGTTATTACGCACACGCAATACGGGTCGGGTTAAACGACCCCCGTCATTGCACACTCGAATCTCCAATGCCTTGTAGTCGAATATTACTGATGTATAAATGTTAATAATACCCTTACATTTCTTGTCGTGGATATCATTATACAATTCGAGCGGTGTCTCGGTAACACCCACCCAACATCCATTTATGAAGACCTTTGTCTTACCATGAAGAGTTTCGCGCGGTGTGTCTTCAACACTTTTAATATTCGGCATAATATATTCATATAGCGATGCGCTATTTGTCGGAATTGTAATATGCGCCATATAACTGATGTTCTTGACCACACCAATCGATTGTCCTTCCGGTGTCTCCGCGGGACACAGAAACCCCCATGTGGTATTGTGTAACTTGCGCGGCGCAATCAACTCTCCGCTCTTTTCAAGTGGCGTGTTAATGCGACGCAAGTGACTCAAGCTCGACACATACGTCAGACGATTCAACACTTGCGCTACGCCGACTTTGCTGCTGTTCGCCTGTTTGATGCTGAAATCACCGGTTGATAGTGCACGCGCAATTCCATTCTCGATAGTCATTGANTTCATGATTTTATAAATGTTCGTCATGTTGATGATGTTCTCGTAATCCTCTGAGGAACGCCACGAACCGCCATTGATTTCTCGCACAACCTGTTTTTGCATCTCCTTGACTAATTTGTTGAAATAATTTCGAAACAGATTATTCAATAGAGTTCCAGTCAGCTCAATTCTCTTATTCAAATAAGAGTCGCGGTCAGTATCAGGTAGCCACCCCATGCTGGTCTGCAATAATTTCCTCGCCATATACCCCAACATATGGAGTTTCTGGGTATGCGTCTTGCAATGCGGGAACAAATCGGTTTTCAACACCTCTTCTGCGAATTCGCGCTTCTTCTGCAGTCCGGTTTCACGATCCATATTCATAGGTGTATACGCGACATAGGTTGTAATATGCTGAACCGCACCTTCTTGCGTCATATACTTATTCGCATCTATGATTGACGCTTGCAAACATTCGGCNATTTCGATCTGCTTTGCGTCGTCTACATTTAATAGAATATGTTCGCAAATATCCTTATCGGATAGAACCCCNAGTGCCCTGAATAAGACAAATAACGCGATTGGTTGTTTGATGCGTGGAATTTGAATATACAATCCGTATCCAAATCCATTGTTTTTACTGGATATCATCATCTCAATCTGTTTTGGCGAAATACACTTGTGGTCTGGAACGGATTTGATTTCAGCATACCATGTCCATTTGGTCGTATTTTTACCGTCAAATACATATACGCGGTTTTCCGCAGCGCGCTCTTGCCCAAGAACCGTCTTCTCGGAACCTTTCACTATGAAATATCCACCGCAGTCCATTGTGCATTCACCGGTTAGCGAAGGGTGGATATGACGATTCTGGTTCAAGACACATATTGATGATTTCAACATAATAGGCATCTTCCCGATATTGATTTTCGGCAAAACGCGCTGCACAATTCGCGGGTTATCCATCGATTCGGTGTTGCGAATGGTGTATTTGATATTTACATCCACCGTCATGGACGACGCGTATGTGAAATTGCGCAGCTTCGACTCCTCTGGTAACATCACCTTGGTCGCACCGTTNTTTTCGTGAATTTGTGGCGGATACACCTTGAAATTCGTGAAAGAGATGTCTACTTCGAGCATGTATTTTCCATGCTCGACTACATAATCGTTTTCAGAGCGTATTATTACTGGATTGAACATCTGGATTGTCCGCTGAATCTGGAAATTGATAAAATGGTTATACGATTCAATCTGATGACGCACCAAACGCTCCAAATGCTGTCCTCTGAAATAGGTTTCAATTAGTTGAAACGGTTCTTCTGTGTAGGACCCCAGATGCGACAATATCTTACTCTCGACTTCGCTCAGCATAGGTGATATTTTTTCTTCTATGGGCTCGTGTTCGGGGAAAGAACTTCGTTCCATCTTCTTCGGCTTCTTGATGCGAACATTTTTTCCCATCGCAAGAGGCATTTTTTCAATATATGGGGGGGATTGAGCACACACGCCCGAGTCAAATGATATGGATGCAGACATATTGCTGTGCAGAGTATTTAATTTTACCGGTTACACCTATGTTACAATCAATTTTCTATATCATTTACAGAATGACTATTTTATGCGATTTTGAGAGAATATAACTTGAAAAGTTAATAAACATATTCACCATATGATTCTTATTTATTATGTTTTCTACTAACTTTGTTCAAATATTGGATGAAGAACAAGAACGACGGGATAGATGTTATATGGATCTCATTCACATAATGCGATTGTCCGATTATCACTATGCCGTTCAGAATTACGCCGATCCGTCTTACGTCGGCATACATACCCATAAACCACCTCGCCTGTCGTATCCGCCACCGATTATACCCGCCATTCAAATGAATACGCCAACGCCAGTTACCAAGAAATGCGTTTTAATTGATACGAAAATTGAGTCGTTTGAAGATCTACTCCACTTGCTAGATAAATATGAATATTGTGAAAATACAGAATATAACATTGATTTGAAAGCGTTGACGCAAATAAAGCCCGAATTGCTAGAGTTGAATCGCATGGTCGGTCTAACTGAGTTCAAAAATGAGTTATTGAATCAAATCCTTTATTTTGTTCAAAATTTGCATATCGGAACGAATCCCGACTTCATGCATACTGTATTATCCGGGCCACCAGGAACTGGAAAAACTGAAATTGCTATCACCATGGGACGTATGTATTCAAAAATAGGAGTATTGAAAAAAAACGTATTTAAGAAGGTGACGCGTAGCGACTTAATTGCCGGATACTTGGGACAAACCGCAATTAAAACCCGCAAGGTCATAGATGAATGTTTGGGAGGATGTCTATTTATAGATGAAGCGTATTCTTTAGCAACTGATTATTCGAGCGATAGCTTTTCTCGCGAATGCATAGACACGTTATGTGAAGCTCTGAGTGCACATAAAGGGGAATTGATGGTGATTATTGCTGGATATAAAGACGAGCTTAATCACACATTTTTTAAGGCGAATCGTGGATTGGAATCGCGATTTATTTGGCGCTTTCATTTAGATAATTATTCTTATTTAGAAATGTTAAAAATTTTCAAGAAAAAGGTTTTCGACAATGAATGGTTGTTGAATCCTTCTGACGCGGCCTTAGAGAAATGGTTCAAGACAAATCATGGGAAATTTGCTCATTATGGGCGAGATATGGAGCTGCTGTTTTCATATAGCAAGGTCGCCCATGGTAGGCGAATTTACGGTCAAAATGTCGACATTAAAAAGAAATTGACTATGGATGATATTGATAGCGGTTACAAACGGTTTGTCGAACATTCTACTAAGGATGAAAAAAAAAGCGGGATATACGGCTTATATGTGTAAAATGTGTAAATAATAAATGATTGTTATGTAACTAATAATCGTCGCAATGAATAAAACTATTTCGATTAATCCGGCCCTCTTTCGTTTTGCAAAGGGCGGCAAAAGTCGAAAGAAGACTCCTTCGGATAAGACGGACGAGATTAAGGTTCGCGCGCCAGTAAAAGAAAAGGATAAACAGAAGAGGTTGCGAAAACAGCACGTGTTACGATTCATTCGCGAACAACAAGAGAAAAACTACCAGAAGTTAACCGAAGTCGGTCAAGATGCATCGAATCGTAAACCCATTGGCGGGTCTGTTAACACCCATGACGCATTTAATAGCGATTTTGATGAGTCATTGAAATATTTAATGACGTTGACCGAGAATCAACATGACGAAACCAAGCCTGGTCGACATAATCATACTCTGCGCACTAAACCACCACTTTCACCCAATATCACGTCGAATTTCGAGCCATTGGTCTATACTGGAAATTTAGATGACCATACAGCGTCTCCTCCAATTTCACTACAGCCGCCTAAAATGTCTCATGCATCTCCACCTAAATGGGGCTGTATGAAAAATGGATCGCTTCCTACTTATCGAAAATGGAATCATCAGACGCAGAAGAGACCAATTGAATCGACATATCCATCGCCTAGTGTAGCGACAGCGCCAATGCCTAGTCTAGAGATAGCTACAGCGCCGAATACAAACATACCAAGTGGCGCTTCTATGCGTAATCTTGAACAGCGCGCATTCATGTCGGCAATCGTCGCTCAAACTCAGATTGCTCCCGTAAACCGTTATTTAAAACAGAAGCGCACAGTGAGAAGAACCTATAAACTTGGACGGTCTAAGACCCAACCCAAAATTGGAGTCCTTATTTCAAACCGAACGATGCGAAACCAATGTATGACCGCCGTCCAAGGATTAAAACAGACTCCGATTGACGATGTAAAACGGTTTTTGGTAAAAAACGGTTTTATTCGCGTTGGGTCGAGCGCGCCCAATGATGTATTGCGTAAAATGTATGAAACCGCAAAAACTATTTGTGGTGAAATTGAAAACCATAATCCAGAAAATATGTTGTATAATTATTTGCATGATGCGACAAAAGAGTAAAACGACTTACATGTATTGTATTAAATTCGTCACACCGACGCTGTATACAATTATTACTATGCATATGATACCCGATGTCCATACCACGCGTTTTACAAAGGTTGGTATTTCTTTTGGTCGGTCGGATTCATACATATCTAAATCAGACATTTTGTGTTTTTTTGATTTGTGCGGTATATATTCGGTGGATTCGGCGTCTATAATACAATATTGTCCATATTGACCATACTGTGTATCTAGGTGTTCATAATTAGTAATCTGGTTTTGATTCATACTAATAATGGATATCTATTTTATTATAGTTATATAATAACGACCCTGAACATCGGCATATTATAATGAATCAATATAAAATCTTCTCGACATACTATATCAGTAATCATGTCCGAATCCACATCTATCTATTATGAGTATACACAGCTTACAAAACAGTATCAACTCTCCTATGGTGAGAACACGATTGTATTGATGCAAGTCGGCGCATTCTTTGAAGTCTATGGATTTCGCTCTCCGGCATCGTGCGATGTTGTTGGAAGCAAGATATCCGATTTTTCACAGATTTGCAATCTAAATGTATCTGAAAAAAAGGTTGTCTATGATGATAGGCAAGTATTAATGGCCGGTTTCCGTGATTACACCTTGGACAAATATTTGCAGAAAATTACTTCCGCCGGATATACTGCAGTTGTGTATGTTCAACATAAACAGGGTTCGGTCATTACGCGCGTCTTAGATAGTGTCCATTCAGCGGGAACCTTTATGGCCTATGAAACTGACCCCTCTCAGCATATCACCAACAATATTGCGTGCATTTGGTTAGATGTTCACAAGCCGGTATTACAAAATCGAACATCGAGTCAATATGCATCCAGGACGCGCGACACCATCATTTGTGGTGTAGCCATAGCAAATATATTTACCGGAAAATCCTATATTGCGGAATTTCAACAGCCGTTCTCGATACAGCCCACCACATTTGACGATCTAGAGCGCGTTATGTCTACGCATTTACCAAGCGAGATCATATTTATTTCGCCATTTGATAGTCAGCAAATTCAATCTGTTATTCAATATGCGGGTATTCAAACGCGGGTTGTGCATAGGGTGGATAGTCGCGTATCCGAGAAGGTGGCGAATTGTATTCAACAAAAATATATATCTCATGTATTGAATTCCTTTTATGGCGAAGATGCGCTAAATACTTATGGGGAATTTAGTGTATACCCCACTGCTACACAATCATTTTGTTTCTTGCTCGACTTTGTCCAAGAACACAATCCCAATTTGGTAAAAAATATTTCCCCTCCGCGGTTTCATACCAATACAGAGGTTCTTCTCGCAAATCACACTCTAAAACAACTGAATATTCTTGATGATTCGTCCAATGACGGCTCACAATATGGCCATTTGTCTTCGGTAAATGCACTCTTGAATAAATGCAACACCTCCATGGGGAGACGCAAATTTTATTCACAGCTCGTTGCTCCCACAACCGACACCGCCTGGTTGCGCGGAGAATACGATGTAACTACGGAGATGTTGAAACCCGGATGTTTTGAGACCATCGCCCCTATTCGCAAATTACTATCCCAAGTGCGTGATGTGGAACGCATATGTCGACAAATTGTCGTGCGAAAAGTCTACCCGTCATCCATTTATTATCTATATCAATCTGTCCAGATAACAAACACTCTTTTTGAATTATTGAGTCAAAACAAACGATTAACCGATTATCTCACACATACAAATTGTGATATTCCCAAGATTTGTCTCCGATTCTCCGATTTCATAAATACGCATTTTGATATTGATAAATGCAAAGGCGTTACAACGACCACCGTATTCGACGAAAACTTTATTCGCGCGGGGTTTTGTTCCGAATTAGACGATTTGGCGTGTGATTATGCTACAAATAACAAACTATTCAAACAATTACAACAGACGTTGAACGACGTGATTCGTTCGAACGATAAGACTATCAACTCCGACGTTGATTATGTGAAAATTCACGTTACCGAAAAATCGGGCATAAGCATGCAAATAACCAAGAAACGTGGCCTCATTTTGAAGACGATTGCAAAACAGTGTGGCGAAACCTCTATCCCAAATCTACCCGGGGTAAAATGGTCGGATGTGAAACTTGTAACTGCATCCGGCAGCTCAGATGAGATCGAAATACCCTATTTAACCAAGATTTGTCGAGACATATTACATCAAAAGGATGCTATTAATCGATGGATCGCAACCGCGTTTCAACAGTTACTTGCGCTCATCGAAACAGACTATTATGAAGACCTTGAACATGTAGCGTCCTATCTATCGCGTATTGATGTCTTGCAAACCAAGGCGTATATNGCGAAAGAATATCACTATTGTTGCCCCGTGATTNCCGAAAATGCACCCAAAGCATTTGTGGACGCAAAAGCATTGCGCCATGTATTGATCGAACATATACAAACGAATGAGTTATATGTTGCGAACGATATTATTCTAGGGAACAATGTCCAAGATGGTATATTATTATATGGGACGAATGCAGTCGGAAAAACGAGTTTTATACGCGCTCTTGGTATAGCGATTGTGATGGCTCAAGCCGGTTTGTTTGTTCCTTGCAGCAATTTTTGTTACAAACCCTACAACGCTATCTTTTCGCGCATCCTTGGAACCGACAATCTATTTAAAGGACTATCCACATTTGCCGTCGAAATGTCTGAATTGCGTGTGATTCTTCGATTGGCCGACGAAAATAGTTTGATTTTAGGAGACGAATTGTGTTCTGGAACTGAAACCGAATCCGCCCTAAGCATATTTGTCGCGGGCCTGTCTGAAATGCACACCAATAAATCATCCCACATATTCGCGACCCATTTTCATGAAATCATACATTATGACGAAATCAAAGAACTTACACGACTGTCTTTAAAACACATGGCCGTCCACTATGACCGCGAATTGGACGCGCTCGTTTATGACCGAAAATTAAATGATGGNCCCGGAAATCGAATGTATGGTCTGGAAGTATGTAAATCTCTCCANTTGTCTGAAGACTTTTTGAAACGAGCTTATCATATTCGAACTAAATATTTCCCCAACACAAAGGGGGATTTATCAAATCCTTCTAGTCGATATAACGCATCCAAAATACGCGGTATTTGTGAATTATGTGAAAATGAAATGGGCGCGGAAACACATCATTTGTATGCTCAAGCCGACGCAGATGAAGATGGATATATTGAGCAACCTGACGGTGGCGTATCACATAAAAATCATCCCGGAAATCTAATGTCTGTATGTGAGAAGTGCCACGACCAATATCATGCAAACGGTGAAGATGTTGCAATGTTGCGCAAAAAGACGAGTCGCGGATATAAAATTGTTTCATAAAATTGATAGGCTTTTTCGATAGTTATATAATGATAACTATTGAAACACAATGAGCAAGCAAAGCGTCGCACCCGATTTCAGAGCGGAGGTGGAGGAGGAGCGTGATGAAACCACCGAATCACATGCGACCTATAGTGAGGAATATATGCTTATAGCACGCCAATGGGGGGTGTCTGTCGAAGAANTGCTTGACGTGTTTGAAACCGTCAACCTNTATGATCCATACGAGGAACAACCCGAATATTCGCCAGAATGGCCTATCGATTTTGTAGGAGACGGATTTTACGCAGACGATATGAAGTGGCTCTATCACATGCACTCACAAACACCTACATTGAATGCACATGGCGACACGCCACTTCATATGCATCCTGCTGCGTCGAATGATGTCGATGTGTCCATATACGAAGAGGTATCCCAAATCGAGGCAAGTCTATAACATAAATAAAATCATATCAAATAAAAAAACATACCGGGTTGTTTTTTATTTGGCCGAGTGTAAAACATTTTCCCTTCATGTATCAAGTCGCGATTTTGGTGAACAATAAAAACTCACTATATTATATTTACAACCACCTCTTATTCTTATGAACACCCCCTATACAGCGATTGACCCGAAAGACATTGATTCGCGTGTCCAGGAAATATATTCTCAACTGAAATTTGATACACAGTGTATGAAAGATGAGAGAAAATTAAGGGAACAAGCCGCGAAGGAAGTCGCCGCTATTAAAGATGAGATAGAACGCTTACGCAAAAATCGCGCTACATTACTGGAAAGATTGAAAAAAAAGGGCGGGGGACCCGATGCTTAAATGCGTCCATTCGACTTATATGGTAATATGTTTTGCGTTCGTCACCAATACTTGCCCCATAATATCCGTTTTTTTAACATCCCCTATCCTCGCATATACAATGTCTACGCTTTTTGCAGAACAATATTTGGAACATTGTTTGCATACAACTGCTCCTTGTTTGATTATATGTCTCATCAGCTTCTTATCAAGTTGATCGTCAATAACTGCTATCACGTGGCCAGATGGTTGGCCTTCAATGTGAAACCACATGTGATGCTCTTCCGCGGCATCAATTATTTCAAAATTATCGGCTGCATTTCGACCAATTATATACTCAACCGTCAGTTTGCTATTTGGAATATCGATGTATTTTGTAATCGGCATATTTGATTTGTATTGTTCATCAGTATATACAAATCAAAATCAATTTTACACACAATTTCCGTAACATTTCCCTTGATAATAGTATGCGTCGCGATTCTTGATGGTTGTGTCGCTATAAATACTCTTGCGCTTTGGACCGATCACCCCACCTTCAACGCATTTTTCTCCGCCGACTAACACACAACAGCTTGTCGTCGCACATACATCCTTTGAAAGAGAATTACATTTTGTCTCAATATTACCCATCATACTCGAGTCGTTACAAAAACCACTGTTGGATGAAAATGAGTTTACGATCGGCGTAGGTTGGTCTTTAAATTTGAAATCGTTATTATATGCGGCTTGCTCATATGACGGCACATAACCCATACCACCATATTGAACCGTTCCTGGCTCATAATAAAGTGGCGATGGTTGCATATTTGAGCCGTCCATCGAACTTGATAATTGCGATGGATCAAATATACCCGGGGCCGACATCAATGCAGCCACACCCGGTGATCCTGAGTTACAGACAATGTTCCGTTGTTCATTGCTTAGAGTGGATCCCGGTCTACATAGTTCCGATTGTTGTGCTCCATCCAATGCAGCGGAACTATACTGGAATGTGTCTGGCGAAGATGTATTGTAGCCGGATTCGGCGGTTTGTGTAGCAGCATAACCCATATTCTGATTCTCATATTCTTCCTTAAAATACCCCACTCGTCCTAGATATTGGTATATCATCCATATAATCAGCGCGATTAATACGCTGTAACGGATGTTCATGACCATCGGCTGAGAAAGCGCATTTCCAAGAGACATGCAACCGAATATACCTAAATATTTCGGTTTCAATGTTATCAACAAGATTATGACTACAGTCAAATAAACATAAATCATTATTTGTAATATTTAGACATTTTATTTGTATCACAAAATTGAATTAGAGATTGAAACTAATAGTATATTATTATATACTGGATCATGATTATTCCTATTAAATGCTTCACATGTGGTTCCGTTTTAGCCGATAAATATCGATACTATCAGGACGAGATTCGAAAAATAAAAATACAGAAGGGCCAGGATATAGAGAAGGTTGTATATTTAACAAAGGACCGCATCGAAAAGACGCCCGAGGGCATCGTTCTCGACAGTCTTGGATTAACGAATGTTTGTTGTCGGCGACACATGTTAACGCATGTAGACATTGAATAGATTACGTGTTCGTCACATCTTTCTACATGCGTCCTTTTTTATTGTCGCATCAGATAAAATATCCTTGTTTTATATAAATGCATTCGCGTAAGCAACGCAAATCATCTGCGACTCGTAAACGTAAATCCAGAACTGTCCGCAAATATGGCCGGCGCAAAATGAAGGGCGGCATGTCGTTCAATTCACCCCTTGCCTTCTCAGAATTACCAAAGGCGGATTATATCCCATTGAATACGTATACCGGCGGCGATGTTCAGCGCGAAATCATCGACTCTCGATTATTACCCAATATTGTTAGTGGCGGCAAAAAACGGACTTCACGTCGCAATCGCACAAAGCGCTCACGTAGAAGACGCAATCGGAAAATGACCGGCGGTTCTCTAATGGGAACCGATTTACTAACAGGATTAAGCACATCGACGTCGAATGCACCGCTAGCTATCGGAACAACTGGTGGTACTAATTTGATGTATGATAAATTAACAGGCGCGGCTGGAGATAATGGTCCGGAATTACAACCGGTTCCCACAATGGTCGCAATAGTATAATCATATTTTCTACATATAGATTATAATGACTCTCTCTGGCTTGCGTAAACTTTGCACACCCTCCTATGTGTATTTAGTGATTTCTTCCATTGCTTTGGTAGTGATGTTATACCAAAATGTGGGCAATGTTGATAAATATTGCTTGGGTTCCTACACATGCAACGTTTCTAGTACTGCCCTTATTTTTGTTATTAAGGCAGTTTATATATTGTTCTGGACATGGATTCTGAATCTTATGTGCAAGGCGAATGCAACCGGTATAGCATGGTTCTTACTCCTTCTTCCAGTCATTATTATGTTCATTCTGTTATCCGCGATGATGGTTAGCGAGAGCGCATAATCACTGCGTAAAATAATACATCCGTTTGGTCACATGTATTATTTATTTAGACGTATTATCTAATCGTAAAATTGATTTAAATATTACCGATTGATATATTAGTATCATAGTGCCTACCATGCAACCCACATTACAACAATTTTCCGAGGAGGGCGACGTTCTTCGGTTCACGTTGCACGGCGTGAATGTCTGTTTCGCTAACGCAATACGACGCACAATATTATCTGATATCCCGACCGTAGTCATTCATACCGAGACGCACGAAACCAATCAGTGTAATATTTATCGAAATACCGGTCGTCTTCACAACGAAATCCTCAAACAGCGTCTGAGTTGTATACCAATTCATACAACTCTTCTTCGCGACACGGAAGACCAAAAGGCTCTACCTGGGAACTATTCACTGGTTTTAGATGTAAAAAATGATACCGATAACACGCTATTTGTTACCAGCGGCGAGTTCCGCTTGAAAGATAAAACGACGAACACCGTCTTATCAAAGGAAGAAATGGATAAACGTTTTCCTGGTCTCTATCCTATGAATACGAAGACCCAATCTTATATCGACTTCGCTCGTCTTCGCGCAAAAATGAGCGATGAATTGCCCGGGGAGGAACTGTCTCTTGTCGCAGACTTCTCAGTCAGCACCGCAAAACACAGCAGTATGTATAATGTGGTATCTAAATGTGCGTATGGTAATACACAAGACACGGCTAAATCGACAGCTGCATGGGATTCACACGAGGCAAAACTTCGCACGGAAGGTGAAACCGATGTTGATATCAAATTCCAAAAGGAGAATTTCCGTATTTTAGATGCTCAGCGACATTTTATTCCCAATAGCTTCGATTTTGTCCTACAAACGTTGGGCGTTTACGAAAACAAGGATCTGGTTCGCAAAGCATGTGCCGTATTGCAGAACAAATTAATCGATATTATCCAAGGTATCGATGCGATGCCCATATTTGTTAGCGAAACTACTATGGAAAATTGTTTCGACATCCGCCTAGAAAATGAAGATTATACCATCGGTAAGGTCATTGAGTATATCATGTATACCAAATTCTACGAAGGCGAAAAGACATTGACCTTCTGTGGATTCAAAAAGTTTCACCCACATGATGCAGAGTCTACCGTTCGCATTGCGTTTGATAAAAAGAGTGACTTATCCCGTGTGCGACAATATTTAAAGGAGGTCTGTGTAGACGGTCAGCAAGTATTCAAGGATATTCACGGATTGTTTAAGTAAACTGTTGACTAATAACAATAAAAAGTATATAAATGTTTTTATTGTTTTTGATATAAGAATGACCTGGATGGAGATTTTAATTGGAATGTTTTGGGAGTATGACCGCATACTCTGGTCGAATTTGGATTCGGACGACGATTATTCCGACTCGGAATCTATGTGATTAGCCTCCATTTCTTCCCATAATTTAATCAAATGCGCAAGGTATTTGTATAGTCCACTCATATCTCGCCTCATTTCGTATTGTTCGTAAATCATATCGCATATATAGGTATATACTGATTCGTAATCACACTTGTCGTCGTTCCATCCCCATTCTATGCGAATTACGCGACCATTTACATCACGCCATTTTGTTTTCTCTCGATGCGCACCGATTTCATTCAGAAATTCACGTTTGGTCATGTAGCCACCTGTTGTATACTCAAAGTATGCGAGTATCATCGATAATTTATTCGCATAATATTCACCCAATGTATGTATTGTATCCGCCCAATCGTATTTTTCCATCCAATAATGAACCTTGACCTCGTCATATATATATTGGTAGATGCATGGGTGCAGATCCGTCGGCAACGCCTTTAAAATCGGGATCGCATCCCTTGTAGCAATGATGGTTCGTAATTGTTGCATTTCATATGCAGTCTTGTATTTATCATATTACCTGTTCATCAATTATAATATCAATTTTATGAATACTGTAAAATTGAAGATATTTATTTCTTGGTACTACATTATATAATATCATGATTGCCTGTATTCAAAAACTATTTCTATGCAATGAACCATCCTTTACAACTATTAGTCTGGGTGATGCCGACGTCTACAATACAGAAACATATATACCCAAAATCACCTACGGGAAGGTTATCAAAGTATATGACGGGGATACTATCACTATAGCAGCCTATTTGCCCGAATCAAACACTCGGGTCTATAAATTTGCAGTTCGTTTACGTGGTATCGATTCACCCGAAATGAAGGGTTCGTCTGAAACCGAAAAACGACATGCGATCGAATCGCGCGACGCATTGAGCAAACAAATATTAAACCAATACGTTGATATCAAAAACGTCTCGACCGAAAAATATGGTCGATTATTAGCCGACGTATATTTCAAACAGATACATCTGAATGAATGGATGATTACAAATCACTTTGCGATTGAATATGATGGCGGCAAAAAACAACGCGACGAATCATGGGATAAGTAATCGCGTATATAAAATTGATTGTTGTTTGCTTGGGTAAATTGTATACCATCTATACCTTTGATTTCAAAATGGAACGTCGATTAAACGCAAAATTTGACCAGTATGTTAAGACCTTCAAGGACGACATCCGATGCAAAATGTCTCTATTNAATATGCATTCGGAAGAGGCCGCCANCTTGATGGAATTNGTCTACGAGTATGAACACATTGTCCTTGATAAAGAAGACTTTGTAAAACGCAAACGGGTGAAGAACTCTATTCCCGAAAACAATCGGTGCTTAGCAAAGCGTGCGACTGGCGAACAATGCACTCGACGACGCAAATCGGAATGTGAATTTTGCGGAACCCATTCAAAAGGCACACCTCACGGTTTGGTCGCTACAACCGATTTGAACACAAACTCGACTCAGAATGTCGAGGTGTTCGCACAAGAAGTGGGTGGAATCGTATATTACTTGGATCAGTTCAAAAATGTATATAATACGGAGGATATCATGTCTTCAACGGAAAACCCACGCATCATAGCAAAGTGGGAATACAGCCATGGTGTGTATAAAATACCCTCACTTGGCTTCGTCTGAAGCAGGTGTCTTGTCTACTTTGCGCACAATAACCTCTTTTACAACCTCTTCACGATTGCTTAATATAAAGTTATTCACTTCATTCGCCATGGACGCATTTCCGTTGTAATAGTTCGAAAGTATATTTAGAAGCATTTTTTTTGTAATCGGCTTCTTTGTTTTGCGACTCGCATACTCAATACGCCCATCGTTGATATCTACACTGTCGATTTCATTATCCTTCATGATGTTCATTAATTTAGCAGACAGTGCATCCTTCGCCTTTTTTCGCGCAGACACTTCCAATTTTAATGTTCTCATCTCATTGTCCGTCTTTACCCAATCCCGAATAATATTTATTAATTGTGCTTTAGGATCCATAGAAAGCAATGTATATTGTATTCCTATATTTATAT